CAAGTGTATCGTTTTTTCGCTGATTCTATCGCTGGGATATTGGTATTCACCCCATAAAAACATTTGGATTCTCGCGTTCCTGCTTTGGTTCCCGTATCTAGCTATGGCGTGGTATGACTGGAGCTACAACTGCGAAAGCAAGCTGCAACCGACCGCTGTTCCGTTCGGACGGTACATTTGGCTGCCGTTCAAGCCACCAGGGTACAAGCAGGCGTTTGACGAGCTGCCACCGGAGAAGATTGCCATCATGGACCGGGTGGACCACCTCGCGGGGTGGACAATGGTTGCGGCGTTGGCGACGTGGTACCTGCTCAAGAAAAAGCGAACCTAAAAGTATGGCTCGTAGGTAGGTTAGACATGAACGAACAACAGCGGTTGGTGGTTAAATTCCAACCATATCTACACGTGGATCGTGCGAATTATGTTCTTCATCCATCAGATTACACACCAGAATTAATTAATCATTACTGTAAATATGCAGATGATATTCGGAACTTAGATCAAGGTTATATAATCGATGGTATATATGGTGAAGATGGCACGATATATATCGAGATGAGTTACCCTGGTGAAGTCCGATCATCCGACGTTATTCATGAAGTAATTAAACTTATGTTGGATACAGATGATGATGGTGTTGGAATCACATATCGTGAGGAAAATCATAGTATTCGTGTTACTAACTATGAAATTGTAGATGGTGTTCCAGATAATCTTCAACGACACGTAGTCGATACTTAAAAATAAACGAGTCTAAGTCGTTATGGCGACACGGAGTGATCTCCTCTTGGAGGCGCTTCGGCGATTTTTTGAAGTCCCGGAAAACGCCCACCAACTCAAAGATATTCTAGAACACCGACGCGGAGTGTCTCTCAGGAACCTCGAATGGTTCGTGACAAACTATTCTCGTCAAACGAATGTGACGTATAAGACGTCTACAGGGCGTCAGTTTACGGTCCACGTGGCGTACAAATCGTCACTGGATGGCTATTCGAAAAAGTTTTTCGATCCGTTTTGTCGTACGGAGCGGATTGAGTTTCAGGGGTTTACGACGACGGTTGCTCAGCTGAATTTCATTCGCTGGTGCATCATCAATGGCATAGTCGATTACATCACTGAGAAAGGAGTCTTGCATATCCGCCGGAAATTTGAAGAGGGACGTAGCCATAGTAATATAGATACAGCGTATAAGACTTTTCAATCTGAGGTGAAAGAATTGGGTCAAAAATTAGATCCAAATGCGTCGTCTGTGAATTGAGCTTACTGAAATCGACGTATCCCTCTTGGTTGTACTCTTTGGGATTGTCCCCGAAGCAGTACATGTAAATGTTCTTTGTAGGCACTGAAAGCCCGTGGTCAAGTGCCTGTTTGTAACTGTAGTACAGTGCACCTGGAAAGTTTGAAAGCACATTTTGGTTGTTTAGGTACAACGTCCCCGACTGAATAATGTCCAAAAATTTGATTGTGACGCCGTTAAAGAACGTTACAGGTACAGCAGCTGTGATATAATCCGTGCTGTACCCGTATTGATACCTCGACTCGTAGTAGGCTGCGTTTGCTTCATCCTCGTAATTCTGATTGCGTACGAACCAGGTAATCATAGACACTGGAAAATTTGCAGTCAGGTTCATAATCGCCTTGCCCTTTGAGTATGGCTGACCCGCTTCTGCCCATACGCGATTCACTTTCAAGTTCAATTCACGACTCTGGTAGTACATCCGTTCGCGTGGGCTCAATGTGATTTCCTCGAGGAGAACTTTAGGGTTGATGATGTCGATTGGTTTTCCATTTGCATCGGCCGGGGCATTTGTGATCCACGTCGAGTCATGGAATGTGAATCGAATCGTGACGGTTTGTTTCAGAATGGCACACAATGGGAAGAATGGCTTTTCGAGCTTTTCACGCCCTATTTTACGATCGCTGTGTCGCCGACAAAAGAAAAAGTCCAACGGAATCATCATCTTGACAACGTCCGTCGCTGGAACGACGTTCGATTCGCTCTGACCGAGACTCGTCGCCTGGTACATTGCGAGCTTCTCATCTGCATCGAGGAACAGCTGATCGCGAAGAATGTACCAGTCATCCGTCAATGTTTCAATGGGTTGACCGTCGATCAGAAACTCCACCTTTTTGATAATTGCACGACCGACAAGGGGTGTGTAGTTGTACCCGACAGGTAGAGCGGGGAGAGACACAGACAGGTACATGTTGGACAAGAGATCACCCGCCTCGCGTGGGTGAATGTCAACCGAAAAGGTTCGCGTCGACTTGAGAAACTTTTCATTCCCGGATTTCAGTGGCAAAAGAAAACGCTGGGTGATTGCGAATGGTGTATGCTGAATGATTTTTGGCATCCAGAGCGATTCACCACCGTACATGTACTTTTCTTGTGGGCCGATGGCGGCGAGTGCTGTAAGTGCACCCGTTCCAGATCCACGACCAGCCATTTCGATGAGCGCCTCACGAGGCGCGGGAACATCGGTGTACACGTTCGAGTTGAGGTCACGTAGATGCGCCGTCTGACCCTTTATCGCACTCGCGTCAAAGAGTTTCGGATCATACAGCGAATAGTATTTGCTTTCAATTGTTGCACTTGGCCGATTGAATGTAAGAAGAACATTGGAACTCGGTAAAGGCATAACCTGTTCCTGGTCCGTGACGACATCGAGTCTGTAGAGATACGATTGTGCCTTTGTCGTCGTGTCCGCCAGAACATTTGCCGTTCCTGGTTCTGAAACAAATTTCGTCACTGTGATGTTCCCTGCAACGTCAACGAGGAGCATCGACGGGTCACTGAACCCCGTCACTTTCCAATCTGCACCCGGTCTTGGACCTGTAAATTGATCGACGACATAAACACTGAACGAATTGCCCGTGACGAGCGGACCACGGAACCCGTGCGCCGTAGAAACCATCTTCATCAACTTCTCAAATCCAAATGTCAACTGAAGCAACGAGCTCGGTGCAACTGGAATCGTCCCTGCACCCAAAATAGTCGCCGTCACAAGAGCCACGTACGGAAACGAAATTGCAGGTGGACCCGGGTTGATAATGACATCACCATATACATTGGATGTATACGTCTGAACGATGACTCGTTGCTGAATTCCCGCCAGACCCGTTATCGTCATTCCAGGAAGGATAGGGGCATTCTGTGTCAGGTACACAGACAGGACATTTGTAGTTAAAGATGGTCCGTAAAACCCAGAGACAGTGAGACTCGTCGAGGCGGGTGGAGTCACCGTTACGGGTGGAGTCACCGTTACGGGTGGAGTCACCGTTACGGGTGGAGTCACCGTTACGGTTGGCGGCAGACTCGGAGGTGGAGGTGCGACACTTGATGACCGGTTCAATATATCACGGTACAATGCGAGAACCTGGTTTCGCGTGGGGTTGCCTGGAAGTCTGTATCGAATGTACTCTGGTGGAATTTGTAAAATCTGAGAAGTCAATCTACTTTGTTCAGTCGGTGATGCATCTGGTGATATGAGTTCACGAAGTAACTCGTCCGTGTTCATCTACAAAGACTCAAGATCTTGTTTCCACAGGTTCGACACGGTCATCGCCTCGAGTGTCGTGAGCTCGCTCTGGAGGTTTTTCACGATTGTCAACGCCTTGTTGATTTCCTCTGCGGTGTACTGATACGTCCTGACCGAGACAAGTAGCTCGTGTGGAAACCCGAGACGCGTCATGTCCGCCTCAATGTCTGCTCGGGTTCGCCGAAAAATCTCGAGACGTCCGTGCGCCACCTCGGTGATGAAACGCGCCCTGAGTGTATTCTCAGTCACTTGGCGTTTCAGTTCCTTGACCAGGTACGTCTTGCGTGTCTTGTACAGTGCGAGACGCATCTCAAGATAGTCGACCAAAATCTCCTCTGGGCTCGCATACTTTTTCACAGCACCATTCTGCCCGATGAGGTACATGTTGCTCGTGTGAATCGTCTTCACAAGACCGAGCTTCTTATGGTCGTCGACGTCCGTCCAGACGAAAAAGTCCGCCTTGTTCTCCGTCGAGTGATTCTCGTACTTGACCTCGAGTCCATCCAGAAACTCCTTGTAATCCTGGATCCATCTGCCTGGAGGGAGCTCAGTCACATGAATACGGGACCCCTGGCGCTCAAACGTCCCCGTCAAAGTCCACGTGTGTTCGCCCGTCTTTTCAGTCGTTCCTGTAAACCCCTTGAAATGCGGTTTCATGGACTCCATCGCCTCCCCACGAAGCGCGTGCTGGATGTTCTTCGTCACCACCTTGGGGTCGTACGGGGGAACGTATGATGAAAATCCAGTTCCGATACCCTCAGCGCCATTCACGAGTACCATCGGGACGATGGGCAGGTAGTACGTCGGCTCGACATTCTGACCATCCTCTGACACGTACTTGAGCACCGGGTCGTCTCGCTGGTCAAAAATCCGGCGCGTCTTTTCAGCCAATCGTGTGAAGATGTAACGAGGACTGGCTGCATCCTTTCCGCCCATCAGACGTGTTCCAAACTGACCGCTCGGCTCGAGCAGGTTGACGTTGTTCGACCCGACAAACGTCTGCGCCAACCCGATGATCGTCCCTTGGAGGGACGCCTCGCCGTGGTGGTATGCCGTGTGTTCGGCGACGTACCCGCTCAGCTGTGCCACCTTGGCATCCTTGACCAGGTTACGTTTCATGCACGCGTAAATCACCTTACGCTGACTCGGTTTGAGTCCGTCTGCGACATGTGGAATCGAACGCTTGATGTCCTCGACTGAAAAGTTGGCCAAGTCCTTATGGACAAAATCAGTCACCGTCAGCTGCTTCACATTTCCGTACTCGACACCCGGTGGCGTAGTCGCCATGTGTTCCACAAGCCATCCCTTCCGCGCATCCGCCATGGCTTTCGAAAAGGCGAGCGTCATCGACTCACCTGTTCGGGCATCCGGTGTAAACTTGACCGTCAGACGGTCAATCATCTTGAAGTACTCCTTCGCCTCTGCTGATGTGGATGTTCCCAGACCCTTGTAGTACTTGACGTCGCCCGACCGACTGGACCGTGCACGGAACGCCTCCTCCGTGAAGAACCACTCCTTGCCCGCCTTGATCACTGGCGTCACCATCGCAACCAGAAATCCGAGGTCAAGAAGACTTGGCCAAAAGTGGTGAATCATGTTGAGAACCAAACCCTTGATGTGACTCCCATCCAGGTCAGCGTCAGTCATGATCATCAAACGACCGTATCGAAGTTCTCGGAGAGAAGTATACACCTTGCCATGCTGAAGGCCCAAAATCTTTTTGAGATTCGAAAACTCTTCATTCTCGGTGAGTTGCTTTACGCTAGCGTCCCGAACGTTCCGAGGTTTCCCCCGGAGCGGGAAGACGCCGTATGCGTTGCGGCCTACCACGCTCAGTCCAGCGACCGCGAGCGTCTTGGCTGAATCACCCTCAGTCACGATGAGTGTGCAATCGTGACTCTTTGCCGTTCCGGCCCAGTTGGCATCGTCCAACTTGGGGACGCCCGTAATCTTATTCTTCTTGGCACCATCCGTCTTTTTGAGCTCCTTTTCCGTCTTGGAGACTGCGAGTGCCGTCAGCTCGTCGCCTACACCAGACGCCAACACATCCTTGATAAACTTGGGCTTGAACTCGTAATCAGTGGTCACCTTGGATGTACACTCCGTCTTGGTCTGACTTGAAAATGTCGGGTTGATGATCGTTGCGCGCATCATCACAAACAGTGACGCCTTGATTTGTGCCGGCCGAATACCAGTCGCCAACTTGGGTACGAGCTGATTCACAAAACGGTCTACGTGCGTCCCACCTTGCGTTGTCGAGATGCCGTTGACAAACGAAATGTGCTGAAACGACCCCGTCGTCGAGTGGCCGACGACAATGTCGCCCCCGAGCGTCACCAGAGGTACATCGCCAAAGTGCATACGAGCATAGTCCTCGAGGCTCTTCACCTCGAGGCGTGTTCCATTCAGGTACACGTGGCACTTGGGGCAACACGCCGCTGCGTCCCAAACGCGTTTCGTCAGAACCTTCAAGAGGTCCGGGAGTTGTGCCGACCCACCTTCAAACCGCGACCATTCTGGCTGAAACTCAATGTCAACATACCCACCTTTTGCGGCGAGTTGTGTGACGACTGGAGGTTCACACACCGTCATGTTCTTTGACCACTTTTGGGTGTACTTTTGGTTCTTGTGCAGAATTCGAACCGTAAACTTGGACGAGTAGACGTTGGTCAACTTGGCGCCGTAGCCGTTTCGACCACCCGTCGTACGCTCCTGTGTGTCATCGTAGTTTGAGCTGGTGAGTAAGTGGCCGAAGATGAGCTCTGGAAGTCGGACACCCGTCTCGGCGTGCACGCCATTTGGGATACCGTCGCCGTTGTTACGTACTGAAAACACGTCACCCTGAAAAGTTACATCAATGCGTGTCGTCTTTTTCGGGTTGAGAGAGTGTTGATCTATCGCATTGACGAGCACTTCGTCAAAGATTTTTACGAGTCCAGGTGATACAGATACATTGGTCCGATTGAAATCGACCCAGGTTTCAGTGGTTTCACGGGCGAGAGACCCCACATATGAATCCGGACGCGCCAAAATGTGCTCTACGTGGGTGAGTTTACGATACATGAACTAAACACGCGCGACATTCTTAAGCCAATGAACAAGTACGTTACATTTGTCGGTATCGTAGCATGTTCTCATGTCATGCGGTGGTATACTTATTACACACAATGTGCAGGGGTTTGGAATTCGGTCTTCACATGGAACTCTCTGACGTGCAGGGGCCTTCGTTGGACAGCCGACTCGGTCATGACGAACGTCATCTCGATCGTCGGTGTCCATGGTACAAAGCTTCTTGACTTTTGAAAAGGACTTAAACACATCACACGTTTGAAAGTAAAATGACGCAGTCCATCCAGATTCTGATTGAGAAGCTGAGTGAGCTCAAGGCTCGCACTAAGGAGACGAACGAGGAGCTGAAACTGGCTCTCGAGGACACTGACGTCTACCGCGACATTCTACAGGCGTCCATGGAGGACAAGCGGTACAACGTCACTGAGAAGATTGCTCGGGTCCATGCACACAAGGTGGCTCTGAAGCACTTTACTCCGCCTAAGGAGGATGAGTGAATGTAGACTAAATGGACAACAAAGATTTGTTGGACAACGACGTGTCGTTGGACTGCAACGAGGAGATTAAGTCTTTGATAGCTGAAAGAATGGAAAAAGGTAAAAAGGCGTACGGCCACGGCTTGTTGCAAAATTCAGGGTATGACTGGGTTCAAGAGGCGCTTGAGGAGGCGCTTGATCTGTCAATCTATCTTTCAGCAAAGCTTATAGAGATTAAAAAGATTCTTGATGCCTAGTATGAAGGAGATTATTCGCGTCTGTCGTGCAGCGCAACCACACAAATGGCGCGCGACGTTTCCAGATGGAAAAACAGTCAGCTTTGGTCTCCGTGGATATTCTGATTACACTATTCACAAAGACCATGAACGTATGCTGCGTTATCTGACGCGTCATGTCAAGCGAGAAAATTGGAGTCCCTCGGGTCGCTTTAAGCCGGGTTTCTGGTCACGTTGGCTCTTGTGGTCCAAGCCCAGTCTACGCAGCGCAGCCCGTGAGACGGAGCGAGTCCTCGGTGGAAAGTACCGTGTTGTCATCTCAAAATAATTTCTCGTCATACGGTATTATGACTCGACTTCACAATGCTGCATTGAGAGGAGATATCCGTGTTGTGCGTTTACTTGTAAAATTAGGTGAGAATGTCAATGCGAGAAATGGCGATCATATGACCCCGCTCATGTTGGCTGCTCACAGAGGACACGCGACCGTCATTCGTCACCTGTTGAACAAAGGTGCAAACTCACGGGCGAGACAATCCGAACATAATCCAAAAACTGCGCTTATTTATGCAGTAGAAAGGGGTAACGTGAATTCGGTGCGCGCCCTCCTCATACATTCCAATCTAAACGTGCAGGGTGGAAATGGCCGTTCAGCTCTTACTACTGCGGCAAACCTACGAAAGCCAAACATTGTTCAAATGTTGATACGTGCAGGAGCGAGACCCAATGCAATGACGCTGGGATATATAATGAACAATAGCGCACTTCGAAATTCGATTGGGGGTATGTTTGTTCGACGGGCCCTTGCGAAAAAGGCAGTTCGTGCAGTCGTGACTGCACGCATGAAAAACAGAAACTTCTCCATGCGCGAACAACTCAGTGGAGTGAATGTAGAAACAGGGTTGACGAGAGTCAAAGGTCTTCCCTCGGGAGTAAGGAACCTCATCGGAACGATGATGCGCGGTCGTAGGCAATAGACTAATTTCTGTTTATTAAAGTAGTCGATGTGGAGTCCGATACCATGTTATCGACCCGGTCCACCAGAAGTTCTTTACGTCGTTCTTCCATACTTTAATTATTGTGGATTCAAACGACGTCAAGAATTGTTCATCAAGTTTGTCGATGAGATTCGGAACGTCAAGGGGATTCGTATCGTCGTGTCTGAACTCACGGGACCGGCGCCGCTCCCCAAACTTCCTGTTTGGAAGCACGTCAAAAATAGGTCAGACAGCCCAGTGTGGATGAAGGAGAAGCTGGTCAACGTGGGTATCAAAAACCTTCCAGACGACTGGAAGTACGTGGCGTGGATCGACGCCGACATTACGTTTCTGAATCCCGACTGGGTCCAGGATACCATCGATGCTCTTCAGTCGAACGATATCGTCCAGATGTTTCGGACGGCTGTGAACCTCGGACCGAACAACGAAGCAATAAAGATTGACAAGGGATTTGGGTACATGCACGCAGACAGCGGAACACCCTACGTCAAGACGGACAAATACGGGCATTGGCATCCTGGGTACGCATGGGCATGTACGCATGAAGCGTTTCGGGCAATGGGCAGCTCGCTATTGGATTGGGCCATACTGGGTTCGGGTGACAGACACATGGCAATGGCATGGATAGGACGCGTTTTGGACAGTTGTCCTGGGAACATTCACATGAATTACAAGATTATGCTCATGGAGTATCAACACAAGTGTCAAAAATTCAGCGTGTCGTACGTCCCTGGGACGATTCTTCATCATTGGCATGGCCGCTTCGAGGACCGAAAATACAGGGAGCGCTGGGACGTTCTCGTACGACACAAATTTGATCCCATCGCAGACGTGACG